ATCGTGCACTCTTGTTTGCTGGAACCTGATTTCTTCTATGAGTTCCTCTGGGGTAATGTCAAACTCAATAGCAAACGAACCAATTACGTCAGGAAAATCTTCCGGGTCACCGAATACGATTTCAGGGTGGATCTCGAGAATCTGCATTGCGGCTTCTCTCGATCTATTTGCCTGGCTTGCTGCCAGCATTTCGACCATAGTCATCTCATTAGCCAGCAACTGTTCCATTGCATTAGGGCCAGCCTTGGTTAGAGCTATCGTTGGGGGATCTCCGGTTGCCAGGAGATTACTACCAAGGTTATTAGGGAGTGGAGGAAGATTTCCATTTTGTGCTGCAATAGCAAGGTTAGTAAGCTCATCGTTCTCATTATTATCGAACGCGCTCAGTTCGTCCCCGAACTCATCATTGAAAACCTGTGGTATGTGATCTCTTAACGGCACGATTAAGCTCCCGGTCCGACGAGGCCAATTCGCCGTAAGCGTTCTTCATCTGACTGCGCTCCCGGTCTTGGTTGACCCGGAGGCCCCATTGGGCCTTGTGGGGGAGTAGGAACCGGCGGCGGAACTCCTGCCATAGCCGGTGGCATCACGTTAGGTGGTGGCATCGGCGGTAAAGGCCCACCCGGTGGCCCCGGTGGCATGGGCGGTCCCGGTGGCATTGGCATTGGGGGTGGTCCCATCATCTCAGGTGGCATAGGCGGCTGAGGTGGTGGTGGCGGTGCCATCAATGCTTCCATCTCTTTTGCCTTGGTTACCAGCAGCATGATCAGTTCTTGCCGATACATATCTGCAAGGTCTTGTCTACCCTGCTTGAGTGCGGCCTGGTAAAGCGACCAGAGACCTGCTTCTGGCAGGGTCTTTTCCGCGATCTGTTCCTTGATCGCGTCCTCGACCTGGTCTGCATCCTGTATGCCGAGTACGTTGTCCCTGATCCATAGATCAGGCATGAGCGGCGTGGGGCCTTCTCTTGCGATCTGCGCCATCGAGTACTTGGACATATCGTCTTGAGGAAGTTTGGGTACGATGGTGACCTCAACGTCACCACCGTCCTTGACCTTATCGGGTGTAATGGTTTCAGAGAAGTACATCCGATTATTGTCTTGCCCTGATAATTCCATAGCTGAGAAGCTACCTGACGAATACTGATCGCATATCAGGTTACAAATCTGTTTATATGCATTTTCCAGTGCCAGTATCCTGGGAGTTAGCACTGACTCGACGCCCTGTCTGAGGGTGTTTATCGCGAAACCAGAGAGCTGGAACTGCAGTTCGCCGTATACGCTATGGGGAATGGAGCCTCGCTGAAGCTCACCGGATACCATACCCATGTATGCCCCGGATTCTTTTGCCATCTCCATAAGTCCGAGAGGCTGTATGTCCTCACCCTGGGCCAGTGATATCTCAGTTCCTTCCTTGTACGGGTCTTCTTCTAAGGTCTTACCACCGTCCCTCGATACGATCTTTAGTCCCTGCTTGCGGGATCGAGCCGTAAGTTCGAGCATCACGCTCATCATGAAGTTGTGATTGTCATAGATATCGCGTGTGGATTTATATACGCTTTCGCCGTAATCCTCGACGGTATCTTCTATAGAAGACCATTCGAGTGACTGAACCAGTGGGTTGGACCCTACAGGACCGAGGAAAACCGGAACATCGCTACCGCCATGCTTGGTCTTTTTCTTGATGAATCTGTGGGGTATGACTACGAAATTGTCTTCGCGGTCATAGAAATCGTAAACGTCTATACCATCGTCATCCTGTCTTATCTCACCAAGTCGGACGTTGTACTGGTTTTCTATCTCTTTGCGGGTTTTCTTGACCTTGTAACAGGCCCATGCGAGTCCTTTTCCGTCTACTCCCCAGTAGGTATGCATGGGATCCCACGGAGTTAAGTCTACATGGGTAGTCTTGTCATCTTCTTTGACCAGTAAAGCTCTACCGGCAAACCAGCCTCTCAGGGTTATGTACCATGCCAGTTGGCTTTGCAGGTCTGGTTGCATCTTACGATGCAGTCTTTCGTTAGCTGACTTGATAGCCCCAATAATGAATCGTTCCTTGTCATTATTGGTTTCTCTGGTATTACGAGGGTTCCCGTTAGGCGGAATCCTCATAATGAAATCAGCCGATGACATCCACGAGATTATCTTGTCTGCGTATGTCTGGGGTTCGTTGGAAGTGTAGGACTGGTATCCATCACCAGCGTCATATGGTGACAGCCGATATAGCTGGTGATCCGAGTCCATCCTCGTTCGGAGTGGCTCGGTAACATCGTAGTGAGCATCTACGAGATCGATAATTTCTTCGACTTTGCGCCGCAATTACCACCTCTTCACCTTGATGAAGCTCTTATTTCCAAGGTGACCGTACCCGAATTTATCAACCAGTCCGTAAATCAAGGCTTTCACGCCGTGATTGTTCTTATCTTCAGGAGTTTCTCCTACTATATTACCATCTCTGTCCATTTTCCAGCGATAAGCGCGTGTTTGTCCATCAAAAGGAGAGGGTGAAGTCCCAAATTCGGACAAAAGTCCATCACAACTTGGGTTTACGATCAGTTTTGGGGCATTAGTTTCGGGATTTATCTTCAAAAAGCTCTTCAGGCGTTCCGTACCCTCATTGATCCTGACCTTCTGTGCCGAGAGATAAAGCCCAGTTTCTTCCATCCAAATCTCGGCTGGAGCTGACATGGCCTGGTGTTGATAACCGGCAACGTCAATGACTCCACCGGCTACATCTTGCCACCATGGGCGGGTCATAGCGATATCAATGATCTCCTTGGTTATCAATCCCTGTTCATATATCTCGTCAATGACACAAATCTGACCATTGATCTCTTGAACCACCTCTACGGCATAGGCTCCTGCATAACCGGGGTCCATCCATAGGTGTACGGGTTCGCCTTTAAGCCATTTTGCATCTTCTGATATATGTAGATCCGGTCTGAACTCTCCGAATACCAATCCCTGGGGTGGGCTTGGAACACCTTCGATGCGTTCCATAAAGAAGTCATCGGAGGCCAGGGATTTAAGTTTCAAAATCTCGGGATCGGACTTTCCGCCCGGATATAGATGCCTGTTGCTATAGCTCGGTAAGGAAAAACTCTGTTCGTCTACCGTTCCGAACTGCCATGTCTGGTATAGCTGAGGGTACCAACCAAGACTTCCCTCGAACGTACCGGCTAAGAACATCCATCCGCGCTTTGGTGCACACCTGCCGCGCATTCGATGAAAGCTCTCCAGATCTAACTGGGATGCCTCGCAACCAATGATCCCATTCGGGGCTCTCATAGCCAGCGTTCGGGGATCCTTAGCTGATTTAGTCTCGATCCGGGTACCGTCAGCCAAGACTATCCTGCCTGGGTCTACCCTCTTGGTGGCTTCTGCCAGTATTCCAAGAGTCGCGAAATCCTGTACGAGATAATCGAACTCAGCACGGGTTCGCTCGTAATCCGCAGCAACTAACCAGTACAGCCCCGGCTCCTCGGTTTCTAGAAACCGCGACACAAGGTACTTACTCGCAATCATACTCTTACCGGCTTGTTCACCACCGGCAACGAGAATGAACCTCTTACGACACTCGACTATGGGCCTCTGTTTTTCCGTTGGATCAAAATCCAACTTGGAAAAAAGATAATCAACAATCTCGGGAGTACTAATCTGCGTCGTCATCGGCCTTTAATCCTCATCGTCTACCCATTTCCCGGTGAGGTGATCGTAGACCATTCCCATAAGCCGCTTTTTCGTTGCCTTTGCATAGGTCGGCCCGTACTTCCCAGAGCGTAGCATCCGAGTCAGCGACCCCTTGCATCCCGAACAAGCCTGACCCCATTGGCCCTGCTTGTTATTAGCTGCGGGGTTACCGCAGTATCGACACCGCCAAGGCGGCCACTCCAGTTCCGCATCTCGCTTCCGAACAGATTTAAGATCCGATAACTTGGTGATTTTAAGACTCATCACTATTTTTCCTACTCGATAAAATCTTCTCTACCTCATCAACCGCGTTACGCCTGGCTTCCTCAGCCTCGGTAACACCTTCATCTTTCTTCGACTTCCCCTTGTTTGCCTTAACCCATTTCTTCCACTCACCCATCATCTCCTTAACCTCAGTATTAGCCGTATTACCATCGCGGCGATACCTCTCAGGCCAGTGAGCATTGAGCAACGTAATCAATAAAACGGGGTTGTCATTAGGCTTCTGATCCTGAACCCTGCCTATAGCAAGATCCTGTAAATACTCCCTGAAATCTTCCAACGCCTGTCTAAACTGATCCTTGAATCCATACAAATCCCTATGGATCCAACTATCAACCGTAGGTCGCTTTAACTCCATAGCATCACAAGACTTACGAACAGACCCGGTCTCTCTATATACAGCTAAAAATGTCTTCTGCCTGGATAATGTCTCGGCCTTCTGCGTGTCCGGCATAAGCAATTACCCCCAATTCTCCGTCTAGGAGTTTCTCTGAAAATGAACTCAACAATACCACATCCAAGAAAAATCCTGAAATCCCCCTCCTGTCTTAAAACCAGTACATCAATATATATATTTATATATATATATATTGATGTCTAGAAAATACTAGTACTAGTACAAGTAACAGGGGGGCTAACCTGTTTTAAGAAAAAAATTCTGTCACGGGTAGATCAGTATATTTATAGGGAAGAGCAAGACATGCCCCTTCCAATACTCGTTCATCGAATTCAGTCTA